TTAAGTTTTTGTTTCTTATTGTCCTCTGCAATAAGTTGTTTATAGTAATCATTCTTGTGATATTCATCTCTAAACATGTTATCAAAATCATATTGAGATTCTTTTAACCAGACTTCGTATAGTTTTTTTAATTCTGGTTTTGTAAATATTTTTTGTTTGTAATATCTGGGCATAGATATAATTTGCCCTCCTTCTCGTACTATACAAAATAGTTCTCGTTTTTTGTAATAATTTTTCATGGCGTTTGTGAGATATCCCAAACCCATGCCTTTTGACATTAAACTAAATTCTGGCATTCTATCGTCAAAGGTGTTTATTCTTGTAAAGTTAGATTTTGTCATATATCCAACAACATAGTTTATTGTTTGGATATTATTATTGGCCAAGTGTATATGGCCATTTTTCCATGTATCCGCAATCTTTGCGGGTTTTTCAATAAGTGAATGTGGTAAGTTGAATATGACTGCGTGGTAATGGGGTCTAAAAGTTTGTGTTCCGTATTCTCCACACGCGTAGTATTTAAGTTTGTTAGTGGGACATGTTTTTCTTAATCTTTTAAGAAATAATTGGAAGTCCCGTTTTTTTAATGTATGAAATCCGTTTTCTGTTGTTGGTGCGGTTTCATATGTTAATGTTAGAAATGCGGCTGAAGAAGATGTTTTTGCTTCTTGTAGTAATCTAAAACTCCAGTGGGATGCTCGGCGTTTTTTACACGCCAGGCATTTTCCGCATGGTACATCTATCATAAGATTTTGATGATGTCTATCTTTATGTTTGTTTTTTACTCTAAAGGGTGTATAACATTGCATTAGCTGTAAGCTATGTAGGTTAATTTATAGTCGTATTCCTCCTCTTGCAACTCTGTAAGAGTTGTATTTTTTAGATTTTGACTTTTGTTTTTTAACTCCGAAGTTGTACTTCTTTTTAGATCGTTTTGATTTATATTTCATAATTTATACTGTTGGGGTGCCAAAGTATGGCATTAATCTTGTTGCTTTTACTTCGTTATGTAAGTATACATATAGATGTTCTTCGTTTGGTGCAGCGAAAACTCTTTTTACTTCGTCATAGTCACACTCTATAAAGTCTTTATTTAAAGATGGTTTATTTGCAAATATTCTTCCCATGTGCCATATATTTAATGACGTTCTGAAAGTTCCGTGAACTGTACTAGGTATATATTTATATTCGGCATATCTAGGTGTATATCCGAATGTTTCCAAGTCGTCTGAATTGTTTTGGAGATATAACTCTTTGTTTTGAATTGCTTGTTCTCCAATGTTTGCGAATGAGGGCCAATAATAATCGAATTTATCGAATTTTGACCAATGTTTTGGTACACCTTGTTGGTAAGCTGTCATTGGCATAACTGACATAATTCCCATTATATATCCGTGTTCTTCGCATTTGTATGATACGTAATCTGATGATCCTACTGATACTCCGTGACCGGCCATATTCGCTTGGGGTGTAGTTTGGCTCGAGTTATCAGAGGTCTGTAACACTTCACTAATTGTTATTGGTGTCGAGGATCCCCCAAGGAATTCTGGCCTTTGTAGTCTGGCGTCGGATGATTTTACACCGAAATGTGCCATTATTATTTCTATATATCTGGCACCGCCTCTTGCGTTTCTTTCTAACCATTCTTGTAGTCTAAACGCTCTTCTTAAGTCATTTATTGAAGATGCTGTTGCGTCTGAAAGATCTGCTACGTGTGTTTCTGTTACATCTAAATTAGCACCGGCATCATTTCCTGATTGAGTAACATAAAAATATGCATCACCATCTGATCTAAAATTATTTGTTGTTGCTAATGGTGCTTCGGTTGTTGAACTTTTTAATAATGTTCTTGCGTCTGTTTGTCCAGGATTTGGCACTTTATAATTTCCAAATAGTAAAGGTGCAGTTGTTCCTAATGGTATTGTTGCTTCTGGACCTCTTTGTGTAAATGGTAATGCTGATGTATAATAGTCATGTTGCCAAGCTCTTTTTTGTATATCAAAACTCCAATTTGGATTTGTTGCTTGGTCTCCGTCTATAACTTCGTCTACTAATTTTGTTGTTATTAAGTTTTCGTCACGATAGTAATCGTTATATATTTTATTATACGCTGCTATTGGTATAGCTGATACGTTTGTAGTTGAATAATTTCCGTCTGGTAATCCTAAATAGTCTAATAAAGATGATTGTGTTACACTTGGTGGTTTCATTGTAGGAAATACTGTTGTGTCTAATCCGTCTTCTCCTCCGGATATAAATTTTTCCCAGTTTGGCCAAAGTATTCTTGTTGGTACAAAGAAGAAATGACAATATACTGATGCTTTATGCATTATAGGGGTAATTAGCGGAGCAAATCTTGTTAAGTTTGTTGTTTTTATGTTAAACTTGTCTCCTGGTACGCATTCAGTTACCATTATTGGCATTAATTCTCCGATTCTTCCTGAAAATTTTCTGTCGTGTGATAAGTCAAATGTGTTTGATGGTGGTCGTGGCATTGCCACTTTGCTAAATATGCTCATAATTTTTTGTTTTTTAATCTATGTCTAAATATTCTATTACTTTTTTTCCTGTTTGATGTATAATTTTTATAACATTAGTTGCAGCTGGACCTTTTGGATCAATTCCACTAGCTCTTAAATCTTGAAAATATTCAAACTCTGATTTCATTTCACCTGTTTTTTCAACTGCTTGAATTGCTTTCTGGGCAAATTCTATTAATACATCTTTTTGTGCTTGTTTTAATGTTGATGCTTTAATTTGCTCTTGTATAGCTTTGTTTGCTCTTATTGCTATATCTGAATCTAATGTTCCTTCTAATAATCTGTTTTTTATTTTTTGGTTATCTGTTTCAGCTTGTATTTTTGCCATTTGTGCTTGAATCAACATATCTGTTGGACTAAATGGATTTTTTACATTATATGGTGCGGCTTTTGAAGGCGCTATGGAACCGGCTACACCTGTGTTGGTTTGACCGGAACCATATATTAACGCGGGATTTAAACCTGCGGCTGTTAACCGCGCCATCTGAGAAGATGGTGTATTGTAAGCATTTTGCATTTTCCAAAAATTAAAATTTTCTTTATTTGCTAAAGCTTGTCGCTGTAAAGCTCCTCTATTTACTTGCCTATTTGTTGCTGTTTGTGATATATAGCCAGCTCCCGCTGTTGCTAATCCTGTTCCTAAAGCAGTAAGTTTCCCTCCAGTCATTATAGCTTTTCCTATTGCTCCTAAAACTGGGCCTATCCATGGAGTTCTTTCTTGAGACATTTATACTTTTTTTAATTTTGTTGGTTCTCCATCTGGTGTAAATGGTGGAGTAGGGGGGTTTTCAATTGCCATATCGGACAATTGTTTTGTTGTCATTTTTATTGTATTTTGTACACCTGTGATTAGGTCATCAAAGTTTACTAGTCTTAATTGTAATAAATCTAGTTGTTGATGACATGCTACGCAGTGTTGTAAGATAATTGATCGCATTTTTTCTGTGTACTTTTTTTCTTGCTCAGTTTTGAAATTTTTTGTGTTCATTAGTAATGTGTTTTTAGTTATTATTTGAACTATAATTTATATTATGTTCGTACCTCTGTTATTGGTACTAATATAGTATTTTTTTTTTGTTTTTTTGTTTTTAATTGCACTTTTTTTATTTTTTTACCCTTTTTTTTGCGTCGTACCTCCTTTATTTGCGGGATATTTTATTTTTTAGTGTCAATTAGCACTAATATATCAAGTATGTTATTAGTGCTTGGGCGCTTCGCTTTGACAAAGAAATTTATCAACCTTCGGTTTGACTAATTTCTTTATCTATTTTAAGAGATGCGTCTGCTTCTCTTTTTGCAAGCGCTTCGGCTTGCTCTTTTTTTATTTGTGTATTTAATTCTTTATGCTTTTTAGAAAGCATTTTTTTATACTCCATCATGTCTGTGATGTCGTCAAATCTTGGTATTTCAGTTTCGAAATACTCTCCTTTTTGTTCTACGGCTGTTATTGGTAAACCTCTTGAATGTTTATCTAATAATTCGCGTATGCTCATATTTTGATCAGGTTGTGTTATTAACTCCTGATCCATTGTTTTTCCTGTATCATTATAATTATTAAACTGTGTTCTAAAAATTAATTTTTTTGTTTTTGTACGTGTACGTTTCATATTGTTATTCTTTTAAGTTTTTGTTTCTTATTGTCCTCTGCAATAAGTTGTTTATAGTAATCATTCTTGTGATATTCATCTCTAAACATATTATCGAAATCATATTGAGATTCTTTTAACCAGACTTCGTATAGTTTTTTTAATTCTGGTTAAAAGAATCTCATCTTGATCGTGACTGGGAAACAAAAACTTAA